CTATATCCCAAGGAGTCGTATGATTTCCCATGTAGAACGGGGAGAAAGTCATCGTACTTCCATTGCATGAGATGTTAGGTCCGTAGTGCTGTCTCGACGGTGCTCCATTGTTCTGGAACATGACTGCTTGATTGGTCACATTTCCAGTGGCTGCAGCTACAGGATTGGAGACGTTAGTTGTCTCATCCTCTGCACGTACGGGTGCTACTGAGAGAAGACTGATAAGGAGACCGTAGTAGAGGAGACATCTATTTCTCTGTCTATTACTTCTACGGATAACACCTGACTTGCTGCTCTTGATACCACTTCTAGTGAGAAAGGATCTCCAGCCGTGTGTAAGGTGTAGATTGAATCTGAGTCGGCTAAACCTCCTGAAGAAGCTGAAGTATGAGTTATGTTCTCTCCACTCCACTTGTTCAGGGCTGACCCGTAGGTGGTTGTTGTTATTTCCTCCACGATTTCTTGAGTAGTCGTGGTTGTACTGTTCATCGAACCCTGAGTGAAGTTTGGGGTTACTAATTCTGCTCTTGCTGCTGTGGGTGACAACAGAGCTAAGAGTAATAGCCATTTCTTCATTGTTTTGCTGTTGAATTTCCGTTCTTTTTTCCGTTACCGTTACCAGTAGTTAAGCCAAATGTTGCAAGGGCTCCAGTGAAAATACTGGCAGGGAACGTGATATCCCCACCTGGACTTTTCTTTATCATAGGTATTTCTACGTAATTCAATGTAATGATAAATCCACTCCAAACCACAACTCCAAGCCGGACAAATGTTCCAAGAATTTGTATTTGGTGTTCTTGATCTTCTGCGGCATCTTTTAATTTACCGAAGAATCCTTTTTCTTCTTTCGCTTTTGCTTCCATTTATCAATTTTACTTTGTAGTTGTTTTTGAACTTTCTTTTTAATTGGTTCAAATAAAGATGAAGTTATAGATGTAGTAGCTACAGCCACAACAGCAGTAGAAACAGCAGTTACTACAACCGCTGTCTCAGGTACTGGCATCTTTATATCTAAAACTGGAATCTTTAAACTGGGTGGTTCTGGTTGTTCTGTTGACTCTGCTTTAACATCTTCAGGTGCCTCCAGATCACTCGGAGGTATAACCATTGGTTTATACGACGGTATCCGAGCTGTAGGAGGTCTGAAGTAAAGAGCATCAGGTTTAGGTAGTGTTGCTCTAGGTAGATGTAAATTAATACTTAGACTTACCTAAAGTTACGGCAGCGTCTTTTGTTGTAAAGTCTTCACTACCCCAAATGCTAGTTGTACCGTCTTCTTTCTTGTAGGCTTTGATAATTTCCAAGTGATCCACGTTACGTTTCAGCGTAGCCTTGTCCTCATCAGTAATTGTTGATTGAGCAGCTATTGAATTAATAAGTGTAACGCTATGTTCGCCGTGAGCAAAGATAGTCGCTACTTCGTCTGCAGTTCTTTCAGCCATGATTAAGATTCCTCTTCTGTAGTTGTTTCAGTTTCAGTTTCTTCCTGAGCTAGTTCTTCTAATATTTTTAGTGAACCATTGATCTCATTAATGCGGATAATGAGTTGATTTCTTTCGCCTATTAAGTTTTGAGCTTTGGTTGTTAAATTGTTCATTAAGATGGTTTTGGATAATCTGATTTAATTTTTGCTACATGGTCTTTCCATGTTGTTGTACCGTTTACAGCGTCCCAGTATTGCATGTCTAACTGGTCGCCTATAGAAGCAAAAGCTTTTGCACGATCTGTTTTGTATTTGATTGATGCAACTTCTGTATTTAATGTTGTACGTGCTGCATCTATATCTGATTGTATTAAAGTAATTTTATTATTATCTTTGTCAAAAGCACCTTTACTGTCATCAATAACGACAACACTAGGATATGCTTTTCTAATCGCTTCGTGATCTAGTATCATTATACTACCTCCATTAATGTAAGTGTTGTCGCTGCTCTTGGTGTGTAAGATGCATCAGTCTCGTCGGATGCTCGATTAACGTAAGCAGTATGACTACCACTTCCAAATAAAGCACATACTCTTATACGGTAAGTAATTGCAGTTCCTGCGGTATTACTTGTTGAATCTAAATATTCTAGTTTTAAATTAGTATTTACTGTTGTATGAGGACTTGCTGATGCTGCTGCCATTCTAGTTCTATTACTAGATGCGTCTCCACGATAAGCAGTGATAGTTGAATCTCTTACTAAGATTGCTCCAATGTTAGCTTCTGATGAGTCAGAACCTGCAACCACACTTCCAGTAATTAAAATTTTACTACTTGAACTTTTTGGAGTTATTGTACAAGTTATGACATCACCTGAATAGGCACCAGAGCCTAAACTAGATTCAGAGAATGTATCTGTTTTAAGTGTTTGTACAACTTGGAGAACACCACCAGGAGATTCCCAACCACAGTCTCCGTTGGCATCAACAGTTAATACATAATTATCAGTAGCTGTCGTGTCTTTTAAGCTAAAGTTAAGTCCAGGTATTCTAAACTTGCTAATTGTAGTATCACCTATCGTTACTTCATTAGATGCATCTACAGCACTAGAATCAGCACCTTTACCTATAACAATATTATTATCACCTGTTGTTATATTATCTCCTGCTTGATAACCTATTAAAGTGTTATAGTCTCCAGTCGTAATGTTGTATCCTGCGTGATATCCCAAGATTGCACTTCCATCTGCGGTAGTAGTTTTCATAAAAGCTTGATACCCAACTACTGCATTGTTGCTACTAGTTCCACCAGCATTACCATCAGCAGCAATCTCTCCTCCAACAAAAGTATTAAATGATGAATCAGCGAAATCACTACGCCACATTGTTCGACGACCAATGGCTACATTATTTCTTCCAGTTGTAATACCTGAACCTGAAATATCACCTATAAAGCAATTCTCTGTACCAGTAGTAATAGCACTTCCAGCTTTCCAACCTATAGCTAATACTCTTCCAGCGGTTGTAGCTGCAAGACCTGCTTGATAACCAATGCATGTATTCTCTGTAGCTGTGGTATTAGCCTTTAAAGCTTCATAACCAACGGCTGTGTTATTGCTGACCGTATTGGCAAGTAAAGCGAATTTTCCAATGGAAACGTTACCTGTACCTGTTACATTATAAGCACTAGCGTAATAACCTAAAGCTGTATTGCCAGTTGCAGTTGTATTAGCATTTAAAACATAGTGACCAACACCTGTATTCTCTTGACCAGAAGTATTAGCAGCTAAAGCTTGTGCTCCAACAGCAGTATTATTAGCTTGTGTGTTCTGAGCTAAAGCACTAGATCCTACAGCAGTATTACCATGTGTAGTTTCAATTACTTTTAAACTATTCTGACCTACTGCAGTATTACTTGAGCCTGAAGTATTTTGTCTTAACGCATCCGATCCAAACGCTGTATTTCCTGTTGCTGTATTAGCGTTTAAAGCATAAGCTCCAACAGCAGTGTTGTCACTTGTTGTGGTAGTAGCGTATAAAGCACGATAACCAACAGCTACATTTGTAGAACCTGTTGTGTTTGAAATCAATGCTGAATGACCAATGCCTACGTTATTACTAGCTGAAGTGTTATATTGTAAAGCTCTTCTACCTACCGCTACATTGTTTCCTCCTGAAGTATTGTTTTGAAGAGCCTCTTCTCCAAAACCAGAGTTATCTGCACCTGTTGTCGCTTGACCAGCAAGAGAACCAAAGAAAGAGTTATTACCTTGATTTGTAATAGATTTACCAGCTTGATTACCGAATAGTGTTGTATGGTCTCCAGTAGTAAAAGAATCTCCAGCTAAGTAACCAGCAAAGGTATTATTTCCACTGTCATTAGCACTGTTTGCACTTTCTAAACTTACATACTGCTGACCAGTACCTGGTCCACCTCCAGCAGCAGCTTCCCATCCGGCGTCTCCATTAGCATCTACTGTTAAGACGTAGTTGTCAGTAGCTGTACTATCTTTGATTGAAAAGTTAAGTCCTGGAACTCTGAATTTGGTGATTGAACTATTACCAAGAGTTATTTCATTGTCTACTGTTGCTGAACTAGGTTCTGCTGTTGATCCAATTACTATATTATTATCACCTGTTGTTAAGGTATCTCCAGTTTTCCAACCAACGCATACGTTAGATGCTCCTGAAGTTATCTCTTTACAAGCTTCACTACCTACAAGAGTGTTTTTCGCACCAGTTGTTTTTAAACCAGCTTCGAATCCTACTGCAACACATCCATCATTTGTTGTAAGAGCAGTTAAAGCATTGTAACCAAGGGCTACACTTTCTTTACCTGAAGTTATCGCATCACCTGCTGCATAACCAATAGCTGTATTCTTATCACCTGTAGATGATTTAAGAGCTGAATGACCTACAGCTACATTGCTAGAACCAGTACCATTTCTAAAAGCATCAGCACCTAAAGCCGTATTATCTCCTGAAGTTGTTACTGTACTTGCACACCGATTTCCTACAAAAGTATTTCCAGAAGCAGTAGTATTTGCTTTTCCAGCGTCATAACCAACAGTAGTATTATCACTTCCAGTTGTATTAGCTAATAAAGCATCCTTACCAATGGCTGTGTTATAACTTGTTGTGTTCCAAAATAAAGCTTGATGTCCAAGAGCCGTGTTACTAGCTCCAGTAGAATTAAACCTTAAAGCATCTGTTCCAACAGCCGTGTTGAAAGAAGAAGTTGTTGTTGCTTGACCTGCTAAAGAACCTACGAAAACGTTTTGATCTCCAGTGGATACAGCTTTTCCAGCATCAGCACCATAAAATGTATTTTCATTAGCACCGCTAGCTAAAGCGTTACCTGCTCTGTAACCTCCATATGTGTTATATCCACTATCACTAGCACTACCACTACTATTCTTGGCTTTAACATACATTTCACCAGTAGACGTTCCACCTCCAGCGGCTGCTTCCCAACCTGCGTCACCGTTAGCGTCAACGGTTAAGACATAATTATCAGTTGCTGTAGAATCTTTAATTGAGAAATTCAGACCAGGGACTCTGAACTTGGTTATTGCTGTATTACCTAAAGTTATTTCGTTAGTTGCTGTTGCCGAGCTGGCAGCGGCATCATATCCAATACAAGTTAAATTTGATCCAGTAGTTATACTATCACCAGCTTTATAACCTAATGCAACGTTAGAATGACCTGAAGTATTAGCTTTCAAAGCATTATGACCAACCGCAGTATTGTTTGCTGCGGTATTAACTTTTAAAGCTTCAGAACCTACTGCAGTACAAGCTCCAGCGGTACTAAGAGTATTAAGAGTTCTAAATCCAACCGCTACATTATTTTCGCCTGTAGTTAATGCAGTACCAGCTTTAGAACCCAAAATTGTATTTTCTTTTCCTTCGGTAATTCCTATTCCAGCAGATGTACCGACTGCTACGTTATCTACAGCAACAGTATTAGCAAGTAACGCTTGACTACCAACTGCAGTATTATCAGCTGCAGTAGTATTAGCTAATAAAGCATCCTTACCAACGGCTACATTTGAAGATCCAGTTGTATTTACATACAATGCAAGAGAACCAAGAGCTGTATTACTACTTGCCGTATTATTTTCTAAAGCACTAGATCCTACAGCAGTATTGTTTGATCCTGTAACTGTTTGACGAAGAGTAGCTGCTCCAAATCCAGTATTACTACCTGCTGTTGTAACTTTCGTTAAAGAGAAGAAACCAAATGCAGAGTTATAGTCTCCTGTTGTTATGTCATTACCTGCATCAGCTCCAAATAAACTATTGTATTTAGCATCGCTACCACTAAAACTAGCTCCAGCACCTGATCCACCAGAGGTGTTGTAATTAGATACGTCTAAAGTAAGACCAGTACCTGTTGCACCTGCTGGACCTGTTGCACCTGTAGCACCCGTAGCACCTGCAGCTCCTGCCGCACCAGTGTTACCTGTTGCACCTTGTGGTCCTGCTGGTCCTGTCGCACCTGCTGGTCCTTGAGAACCTGTTGCACCGTCTGAGCCATCAGCTCCTGCAGCTCCAGTTGCTCCAGTACTACCTGCTGGTCCTGCTGGTCCTGTGGCTCCAGTAGCTCCATCATTACCGTCAGCTCCCGCTGCTCCAGTTGCACCTTGTGGACCTGCTGGACCCGTTGATCCAGTAGCTCCCGCTGCACCAGTAGCTCCTCTAGGAATTGTGAAATTTAAAGTAGCTGCTGTTGATGTACCAGTGTTAGTAACAGAGGCGTTAGTACCAGCATTACCTGTAGTCGTTGAGCCAATACTTACCGTAGCTGATCCGTCAGATCCGTCAGCACCTGCTGCACCTGTGGCACCAGTTGGTCCCGTTGGACCTTGTGGACCTGTATTACCAGTAGCTCCCTGTGGTCCAGTAGCTCCTGTATTACCTTGTGGACCTGTATTACCTGTAGCTCCTTGTGGACCTGTAGCTCCTTGTGGACCTTGATCGCCAGTATCTCCTTTATCTCCCTGTGGTCCAGTCGCACCTTGAGGACCAGTCGGACCAGTCGGACCAGCAACTGTTGAATCAGCTCCAGTAGCTCCAGTAGCTCCAGTAGCACCTTGTGGTCCAGTAGCTCCCTGCGGTCCAGTCGGACCTGCAACTGTTGAATCTGCACCTGTAGCACC